CAATCTCTTTTCTGTAATCATCTTTATTCTCCTTTAAATATAATTTATATAATTTTCTAACCAAATCATCATTATTATAAGTGTTTATACCCATAAATTCTAGTTCTAATTTGAACAAATGCATCCATAAAAATCACCACTACCATCATTCATTACATGAACGTTTATAGGGTGCTCGTAGTAAGTTGTTAAATGTACTCTTAATATATCGCATAGATCAAAACAATCTACTTCACTTAATAATTTTATTCCTTTGGTCATTTCTTTGGTTACTTCTACTAGATGGTATACTCCATCGTTTAATAATATCAGATCCATAACCTATCCTTTTTAATTCATATTGTTTGCACTGGAGGATCATAAAGACCCTCCAGCTTTTCTAACCATAGAGGGAGGTTTAGAAATCATTAGAATTGATCATCAAAATCGTCAGCTTTTTTATTAGAATCTTTTTTAGCATCTAATATATCTCTAACGACAAGATCTAAATGCGTATGTGTTTCAGGTTTTAATTCTTTACCTGAAGATAACCACGCAGATATCAGATTACTCATTGTCAATCTATATTTTTCTTTCCATTGAGCATCTGGATCTTTTGATACTGTTGCAGTTGGACTAGCACCAGTTGGTACTGCTACCTCACCACCAAGCAATTCAACAGAACTAGCAGTTTGATACCACTTTCCATTTTTACTTTGTCTTGCTGGCTGTGCTGTAATTTTTAATCTTGCACCTTTCTGCCATCCCTCTGCACCTATTGCTTCACCATAAACTGTCATTTCAGTACCATCATCTTTGGTAACGTAAATACTATATTTACCTCCACCATCTCTTGATGCAAATGAACGTTTATGACTACATTCAAAAGTTTCAGTTTCCATTATCTGTCTCCTTTTGTTGATTTGATTTATTATACTGCCTATTTTTTGCATAACACTATATAGACTATTTTAGGCATTTAGTCCATATATCTTGTGCGAATCCTTCAGCTTCAGGAGTACCCTTCCATCTAAAGTTGTCGCATACCAAAGGAAATATGCGTACAACGTCCTCTTTGGTTTTGCATATCTCCAATATGTGTTCTATGTGTTTCATAGCGTTTATAAGCTCATTTAAATGATCTCTATCTACCATGTCTACCATATGAACATCTGTAGGTGAACAATATAACAATGCTGTTTCTTTGCCAAATAGATCTCTATATAAGCATTGTTGACGTAGATCTGCAGGTTTTGGATACCATTTAGGATCTACTATACCACCTTTAGTTTTTAATCGTCTAATATATGCTGTTGCTTTGGTATCAACTATGACATCTTTAAACTCAAAGTCAGTTTTACCGATTACATCATATTTTAGACCATATTTATCACCTTTAATTTGTTTTTCATTTTGAAACGAGACTATCTCACCAAATTCAGGTAAGTTTTCTACAAATTTATGTGCAATAAGACCAGACCATTCATATTCTTGATCTGAATGTTCTGTTGGTAACAAATCAGTTACTTCATCTTTGCTTTCTTCTATATATTTCTTTTTAGCAAAGTTTCTGATAGTATCTTCATCAGTGATTTGTTTTGATAATGCCTGATGTGCAGCATCCTCAGCTGCTAATCCCATTACCATTCTTGCATTGGGTCCTGACTCAAATCCAAACAATTCATTGATTATCCAAAATGGTGGACTATCAATAAACGTATTAGTCTTGGAGGCAGAATGTCTATATTCAATTTTCATAATTATCTCCTTATGGTTATTAATATTCAAAAGTTTATTAGCTCTACCTATAACATACCTATTAATATGTTAAAAGGTAAAATTAATGTAAAAAATAGCGAACAATATAAAATGTATAATTTATCAATTTTATTATGTTGGCTATTGCACCCTACGCAAGCGTATGGGTGTAAGAGCACTATAGCTCGTCTCCATTCATGTAAAATGAATAGAGTTCATAGACTTAATTCCCTTTACTTAAAAAATAATAATTTTAAGTCTTTTGTTGATAATGCTATAAAAGATTATAAAAGGAACTATGCGTCAGATTGAAAAACCTGAATTAATATCTACCATACGTGATAAGAAAAAAGTATGGCTTAATATTAGAGAATCCAGGCTTATGTATATGCACCACCGAAAACTCATATCTATTGAAGAATATGAGGCAGGATCTAGATATAGATTAATGTGTGAACTTATGGGTGGTGGAACTGGCAACGTTCTTAAAGAACGAGTTGATGGTTCTAGTACAGATTTTATTACATCTTCTCTTGGAGCTGCTATGGCAGTCAAAGATTGTGATGAACAAATTGGTCCACAAATAGCAGAAACTATGAAGTTATTCTGCTGGTTTAATTATGGTATTATTGAGATAGCTCACATTCTAGGTTTGACAGAACGTAAAGCATCTAATAGAGTTCACGAAGGTCTTTCTAGACTTTCAATTTATTATGGCTACAAAAAAGTGCACAACACTATCAGAGGACAAGGAACTCAAAATAAAAGACAAAAAGTACCTAAAGTGGGTAGCTTCTAATCCTTGTATACTCTGTCAGCAAAATGGGTGTAATGCTCACCATATCCAATATGCTCAACATAGAGGTATTGGGCAGAAAGTAGGTGATCAATTTACAATTCCATTATGTGTTAAACATCATCATCAATTACATAATTGTGGTATGTCAGAACGTCATTTTTGGGAAAAAATTGACATAGATCCACTACCAATATGTAGTATATTCTACGATCATTACTACAATATGTGGAAAAACAAGAATTTCTTCTATGATGACAGCCAATTATGGTTAAAAGTATATAACAAACTTGTACCTAAGATACAAAACAGCGTTGATTTTCTACTGCAACCCAAATAGTTATAGTAGGTATCCTCGCCAGAGGTATGCAAATTATGAGCAAAATATTAAAATTTCCAAAGGCTAAAAAGGTTTATTCCGAGAAGTTTCTTGATGGAATAAAGCCTGATGCTATAGGTGATTTTATTAAAAAACAAAATCCTCATTTATCTATCAAGGCTGCAGATGCAATGGCACTTGCTATTATCTATTCAACTTATCTCCAATTAGTATTTGAAGAAGAAGGCAACCATATCGTTCCATCTATGGATGAGTTCGATACTTACATTTGGGCAGCTCATGACAAAAAAACGTTACACTAAAAAAAAGAAATCAGTTAAAGACCCTGACACTAATGACATACCTTATACCAAGGTACGTGTTGAATGGGTAGATGCTTTAAGCGACTCTGCATGGGCATCTGAAAAAGAATTTAAAAATATGAAACTTGCTAATCCTGTTAACGAAGGATGGATCTTTCATAAAGATCGTAAAGCAATTAAATTGTTTGCAAGTTATGATAAAGAAGATGATGGAACTATCACTTTTGGGGATCGTACTATGATTCCTAAATCTTGGGTAATTAAAATTACTGAAATTTAGAAGAACACACCATTAAGCTAATTAGGCAACCTTGTCGAGACTTGCGTGCTTATTCGACTTAATCTAGATCCAGTCTGAGGTTGATGTGTTCATCAAAATTTAGATGGCTTTGTTTATAACATGTTAATTCATGTACCAGGAATAAATTTAATAGGATTTCCTGGATGACCTTATTTCTTCGCCCTTCTTTTTTCCTAACCATCTAGGAGCTACCATGACTAATGATAGCGAACCTGCCAGTCTCCCAGCAGGCTCTATCTAAATGAGAAGATCCCTGTTTTACAGCTAGCTACTCTCAATCAGAATTCTTAAATTCGTTTATCTAAATATGCTTCAATTATTTCAGGATCAGGTTTAGATCCATCTACAGCTTCTGCTGTACTTACAGATTCTAATCTTTCTTTAGATTGTTTTAATTCAGCTTTAACATGATCTTTAGCATGTTCTAAAACTTTAACTAACTCAGGATAATTTCCATAGAAAATTCCATAGATAGATAAATCATTTATCGCTGATGTTACTCGGTTTAGACCTCTTATTCTTTTTTCTATCCGAAGTATCTCGCTGTCTGTCTTGATAGTCATCTTCCATCTCCTTTATTTTACGTTTTAGTTTATCGATTTCAAGTTGCTTAGTAGCTAACATAGCTCTTAACGCATTTTCATTACTCATTTTATATCCTTATTATTATCTAGAAAAATTTCAGCATTTTCTATATCAGATTTATATTCCTTAATCCACGTTTGTGCAATTAAAGAATGTGCATCTTTGAGAAAACCACAAGCTATTGCATTATCTAATACAGATATTGCTTCAATAGAATCATCTATTACATTTTGTGCTTTTTCTCTTTCTGTTTTAACACTTGGTTTAAAGGTCATCTATGCTCCTTTTGGTTGGTCTTACAAATTCATGCACTTTATCTTGTAAGTCTTTATTAGATTTACTTAATTTAGCAAGATCTTTACGAAGCTCACCATTTAATTCTTGATGATTTCTTTCAATAATCTCAAGAATTTGGTATTCTTCTTTAAGACGATCTATCTCTTTTTTAAGTTCAAAGATTTCTTTATCTTTATCTTTCAGAACCTCGCTCAATGAACGAGGCTCTGGATTTTTGATTTTATCACGCAGCTTCATCTTTTACCTTTTCAATGATTGCAACATTACCTGCAACAAAGTCACCTTCAATACAAGTTCTTCCAGTTCTTTCTTGCCAAGCATACCATGCTTTTGTTGCTCTATCATTTTTTACAAAAGGACTTTTTAATTTACTTTCTTCATCGCAGTAAATATCAAAAGTCCTCTTAGACATATCTTTATCATATCCATGTAATATTTCAATCTGATTACATCCAATATGACCATACATATCTTCAAATGTAGGTTTCTTTACATAATCATGGGTTTCTGTACCATTTTCTGGTCCATTATCTCCCATCATTGCTTTCCATAAATGTAGTCTATACATATTTCCTCCTATATGTTTTTCTTACCAAATAGAACTTTTCCTTCTGAATGGATTTGTTCTAATTTGCCTTTTTGTACCATTAAACCTAGTACATATCTTACAGCACTATCAGTTGTTTTACCAACTCTAGCTTCTACTTTTGATGTCATTTCTTTTACATCAAATGCTTGATTGCTAATTCCATTAGTAATATCTATTAATGTTCTTTCAAGAGCTGCAGTTGCTTCTCTAGGTTTTGGTAGTTGTACAATACGTGCACTTAAATCACGTCTCATACTTTTTTCCATAAGTTGTTGTCTTTCTATTTCAGAAATTAACTTATGTTTAAATAAGACAGCCAATGCCTTATGTACGTCTTTAGGTATCTTAATCATCGTCCTCCTCATTTTGTTCTTCGATTGTTATATTATATCTTTTACCATCTACTCGGACATCACAATCTGCTTCATTATCTTTGTAGTCAGTTGTAGTACCATGTCCATCAATGGTAGCATTAAGGTTTTCCATTAAAAACTTTTCAATGGCTAACATTAATTCATATGCATCATCTAGTTTTTCTTGCATTTTTTCCTCCTGTTGGTTGACTTCCACATCGTAGATATATTTCCCATTCATCTCTATTTTTGAAATCACATATATCAAACATTTTCATAGCATCATCAAAACCATCAGCATTAATAAATAATTCTAATCCATATTTTTTATTTAAATACATATAGACAGAATTTTGATCTTCATCATTTTGATGATATATTATTTTTCTTTTTGGCATATATCTCCTTAGTTTAAGTATTTTTTAACATTAGTAATTACTATTTCACAATATCTTAGCATTTCGATAAAGTAGTTTCTTTTTTTACCATCTCTCTCTTTCTCTACTTGCTTAATTGCTTTATCAGTAATTTTATCTATAACTTTCAATTGATCATCTGTTTTCATTAGTTTATTCTAAAGCCTCCACTATGTTCGGCAAAGTTTGCAAATTCTTCAATATACTCTGCGTTTATTGGATAAGACATTTCATCAAACTTTATATTTTGATAATGTGTTAATATTTCCCATCTTTTAAAATTTTCTGGATCAAGTGTTTCCATATCTCCAGGAACAGTTATTAAATAATTTTTAGGTTGAGATATTTTTTCAAATAAATGTCTTGCTGCATCTTCTAACATTTTATTAAACTTTTCTTTGTTAGGAGCTTCAGTTTCATATTTCTTTTGTCTTTCTCTAGCTAAATCCATTTTTTCTCGAAGTCTTTTAGCAATATCTTTTGCTCTATCTTCTTCAATTAAATGGTTGTCATTATAATGACCTCTTTCAAGATCTTCTTGAGTTAATATATCTGGACATACTTCACATACAAAATTCCAAATGGGTCTCCATCCCCATACATTTGCACGAAAGTAATCACCTGGGTTAGCCTCTCTAAATTTATCTTGAGCTTCCCAATATGCTTCTTTTTCTTCTTGAGTAGCTGTATTCCAATTAATTTCTTTTGGTTTTACAGTACCTTCTTTAACAGTTGGATTTTCACCATGTAAGTCAAATCCCATATTTCCTCCTTATTTGTTTATTGGGCACAATGCCCAGTCACGTGAGTGCCGGGCATTTGCCATTTCATTTATTTCTTTTCTAACATCAATGGATTAAATACATTCTTTGGAAGATCTAAATTTATCTTCTGCGATTGCATTTCCTGATGTATAACACTAACAGCAGTATCTAAAGGTAAACCAGCATTTAAACTATGTTTACATCTTTTAGCAGATATTTCTAATAGCTTTAACGCTCTACCTTTTGGACTAGCATAATATGCTCTTTCAGTTTCAGCATGGCATAATTTCTTAAATAATGGCTCATGTTTACTTGGATCTTCTAAATCTCCACGTTTAAAATGACCATCATGAAATTTTCTAACTTTATTCCATTTATCTAACTGAATGTTTAGAGCATTTACTGATTTATCTAATTTACGTTTTAACTCTAATTCAATAAGTTCTTTTTCAGATTTAAACTTATGATAATCTTTATAAAGTTTATCTACATCTTTAGTTAACTTATCTATTTTTAGAGCTTTCATAAATTTAGAATAATTAGCATCAGCAATATCATTTATCTCATCAACCATTTCTGATTTCAGAGAATTTTTTCTATTGTCATACTCATTATCAATAGTGAAATTCCAATAATCCATTTCAGTTTGTCTTATTGGTCTCATTATTTTATTCTCACTCATTTAGCCTCCTATGCTACTTTGGTTACATTATCTCTATTTGCAGATTCTTCTTTTAACTTTTCTGCAAATTCTCTAGCATCTCTACTTTTATCTAATGCTTCTTTCCAAGCAATAAATGTAGAAGAAATACCAGAAGTTTGAAGATACTGAGGTAATTGTTTGTACCTAGGATCTTGCATAAATGCGATTGCATTTTGATAATACATTTCATGTATATGCTTTGCTAATCCCATTTTCTTTTCAACTTTTTCTCTAGTTGTTAGTTTTACTTCCGACATTGCTATCCTCCTTTCTTTTAAATTCAAATGGCATCTCAACCTTTTCAGGCATTTCTCTTTTAATTGCCTTATAGATTCCAACACCAATTCTTAATGGTAATGTAAATGTTTTAACTGCATACTCACCTACTTTTTCTATACGCTTCATATTCCTCCTTTTGTTTACGCATATGTTTATATTTAGATTTGACCGATTCATATTCTCTGTCAAATTCTTTAGTACCAGGAATTGGATCGACATCTTCGGTGAGCCAATTCCAGGCTTTTCTGACACTTACAGCTGCTACACTATAAGTTACAAATTTTACAAAGTTAAATAAGCCATTCACTACTTAACCTCCATATCTTCGGTTAATATTAAGGGATCATTACTATTACTTTTAAAATAATTTTTATACGCTTGATCACTTAATTTATCTAACTTTTGTCTTATTCTTTCAGGTCTATTTATTATGTTAGGTCTAGTCTTTGCTTTACGTCTATGCGTCCAAGCATCTAATGTTTGAACAGGATCTGCTTTTAATATAGTTCGTGGATCCCAATCAAATGCATTACATATTTCAAGCAATTGCTCTGCCATACATCTGTTTTCACACTTTTCTACTTTTTGATATTGTTGAAATGTAACTCCTATCACTTCAGCTACTTTTTCTTGTGATAATCCATTCCACATTCTATGTAAAAGTAATTGTCCAGCTATTTGCTTGGCATTCTTTAAAAACATAAAGTTTTTTCTTCTAGTTCTTAGTGACATTATTTCTCCTTTCTGATTAATTTTCCTAAATTTGCTACATCATTATTTACATTATGTTCGCTATTTAGTAATTTAACTATAAAATTACATGCTTCTAATTCAGATAAAGCTAATTCTTTTTTATTTCTTTTTTCTTGTGCAATTTTATTAAAAAAATTACATACTTCTCTTGTTGTAAAAAGTTCCATTATTCTCCTTTCCAACTAATTTTAGTTAATTCCATTTCAGATTTTTTTACTAAATCTTCAGAATGATTTAATATATGATCAACATCTTCTCTTATTCTTGTATTAGAATATTTCATATGGTCTAACCATCTTATTGTATTTACTAATACTTCATGTTGTTTTCTTATTAACTCTATTGTATTTTCCATTATTTCCTCCATAGTTATTTTTGAGAACAAGCAGCTCACGCTTGTCGGAGCTGATTGGACGAGTTATTACTCTTACTGATGGTTTCCCCTCTCTAAATACTTTAACCAATGTTATAAATCCTTCTTTTGGATATAGTATTTCGAGATTTATTGATTTAATCCAATATGGTTTCCACCAACTTAAATGTTCTTGTTGTATGGATCCACTAAACTTCTGCTTGAACATTAGATTTACTGCTCTTGCTAGATTTATTGGTTTTTCCTTGAACTTTCCTTTTATTTTTACTCGGTACACTCTTTACCTCCTTACAGTCAGTAAATTTGCTTAACCATAATAAATGTTCTGCATATTGTTTAGCAGTCCATCCTTTTGGTGTATTATTTTTCTTTTTATTTTTCATATAGTACCCTCTCTATTAAATGAATAGCTCCTTCAACATTACCTGCTTGAAGTAAAGCTATTGCTTTAAGTAATAATTGTCTATGATATTCACTTTGTAATTTCATGATACTCTCCTTACTGCCCATATACTATATCTTCTTTCATATGAACTATCATTTATTGTTGGATTATATTTCTTTTGAAATACTTTTCTAATAACACTATGATTACCACTCCAATATGTTTGTTCATACTCTACATTTTTTGGAAATGGTATACGCACTCTAAATGGATTTTTTCGAGAACCTACATCAGCAGATTCTCGTTTATCATAATCATCATATACAAATTCAACTTCAAATATTTTCATTTACCCTCCAAATGATTTAATATTTCTATTATACTTTCTTCTTTTATATCTCTTATTATTCTTGGAAGTACATCATCTTCCATTTCATTATGCTCTATAATCATTTTATCTAAATATTTTCTTAAATAATTATAAATCATTAAATCTTCATCATTATTATGCGTACTCATACTCCCTCCTTTATTTTAAAATATCTACCTATATTTAATTCTAAATGAATATTATCTTCCCAGGCTCTAATTTCTCCAATTATGCCTGCATATTGCTCTTTACTTATTAATATTTTATCTTTATCCTCTACACTATCATCATAACAATCTTTAGGATAAAGAATAGGACTCTTACAATAACAATTTTTTATATTACAACTCATATCACCTCCCTATATATTTATATTATACAGGCTAATCACCTGTGCCACGACTACAGGTGATTTGCCCTCTTAAGCTCTCTTATTATTTCCTTTTCTTCGCTGTCTAAATTATGTCCTAATTTGTACTTCTTGATTACATCCTCTATATAAGAGATATAAGCTAGTACTCCTACTAGGATAACAACAGTTAGTATTGCAAAAAAACCACACATTATATTACTCCTATTATTTTTAATAAAACATAGCTACCTAGTATTAGAGCTATGTTTGCTATTGCTACTTCTTTTGACATTTATTCCTCCTTGTATTTAATGCCTAATTCATTATTACACATCATCAGTACCAATGCTCTCATTTGAGATGTAGTCAGCATATCAGCTCCACACATTGTTTTAATTGCTTTAAATTCAGACTCATTGAGCTGATCCAACGATGTGCCTTCCATTATTTTGTAGTTTATTTCATTACGCATTTCAGCAGTAATTCCCTCTTTTTGAAGGTACTCATCTATAAATTTAGTCATATCTATTTCCATATCATCACTCCTTATATTAATTGATTTTTTTTAAAACTAGCGATACCTGTAAGGCGATATCGCTAGTTGTATTTCTTTGATTATTTAGACTGCAATTTCTTTATTGCGTCTGCTAACATCATCTTAAATTCAGCATTTTCTTTACGAATTGCTGCAATTTCAAGATCTTGAGCGTCCAATCTTCTTTTTAAGACTGGTGCCATAAAGATACCTTTTTGTACCTTTTCTTCTAATGGCATATTATACACATCACTTTTACTATATTTATTAGTCATATGACCTCCTATTGGTTAGTTATTATAGTAATAAACAATTATCTTTGTTCGCCAGAGCGACAAAGATCATTGTGTTTCGTCAACATTCTACGCATTTCTTTGTCTCTTTGCTGTAGAATCTCATTTTCTGGGAAAGGAAACTCATATTGAGTAGCATAATAACTACCTATTCTATGAGTATCACTATCCAAGAGTATCTCCTGATTATAGTTTAACATATATACCTCCCTGTGCTATTCGATCGATAGACCTCGAATTAGCACTATTTAGTGTGTCTATTTATACATCAGCAATCAAGATAGCTAGATATATCAATAGTTTAAGAGTGATTCGGTAATCATTAATCAATCGATTTCGCCGAGAGTTAATAACTACCAAATCATTTTAATAAACAACAACTATTATATCGCTGCTACTTGCTACAGCGATATCATAGTTAAGAAGATAAGAGACACGACACCACCTCTGGGGGTGGCGTGACAACTATATCAATCAATCGATTGAGACAATTCAATTATCAAGCGAGCCTTAAGCGAGCGTGCATTGAAGATGCTGATAATTAATTGGCGATTGAGATTGTTGATTAAAAGATTAAAGACGACAATCGATAACAATCGATTGGCGACAACAACTAAACAACGAGGGTTTTGTTTTCACCCCATCAAGATCATCGATCTTCGATGACTCTTGTTTAGGGGGGTTTTGTACGAATACATTATAAGAAAGGACGACATTATGATACCATTTGTAGCTGCAGGGCGAGTAGGCGTGAGCATGCTTAGAACCCTATACAAAGGCAAAAAAAAGATAGGCAAGATGACTGAAGGTGCTGCTAAATACGCAACTAAAAAAGGTCATCCTGGCATCGCTAAAGGACTATATGGTGCCCAAGATAAGGCTCATAAAGGTACTAAAGCGACAGGTAAGTGGATCAAGAAAAATCCAAAAGTATCTAGTGCTATAACAGGTGCTGTGATATGGGATATTCTTGATAACGACTAATGGCTAGGAAGTTTAAGGACTTTGTAGCTCATGAGCCAGTACATCACAAAACTTCGATCGGAAGGAATCCGAGCAAGTGCAAAATGAACAAACACAAGAGACGTCAATTTAAAAAATACGTAGGACAAGGGAAATGATAGCAACTAAATTTTTAAGTAGATTATTCGGAAAACAGCCAACACGAGGGGAAGCTATAAAACGAATGGATCTAAAATGGCTAAAAAGCGAACGTGCAGCGAACAAAAAAGCTGCGTTCGATTTATCCAAAAACCTAAAAAATCCTGAATTTAGAGCTACTGAAAAAATAGGCAAATACAAGAAACAAAGGTATTTTGGATGAGTAAGTACAGTGAAGTTACACAATTAGGAGATGGTAGATATGCTTATAACTGGACTCACAAAAAATCAGGTGAAGTCATGGGGGTTTTTATGCATGGTAAACCTAATAAAGCTAAACAAAAAGCTTTAAGAAAACATTTTAAAGACTATAAACCATCATCAAGTTATAAAAATTTTCAAGCTACTTATAAAAAATTTCCAGGATTAACTACAATTAATGCTTCAAAAGGACCACCAATACCATATATGGCAGCTAAGTTTAGATTAAAAAATAAAAAAACTGGTGAAATACAAGATGTTATAAAAGTAACATCAGAATTAAAAGCTTCATGGAAATAATATGAAAACTAAAAGTTTAGAAAAATTAGCAGATAAATTAATAATGTTGAATCCTGAAGAACAACAGGAGCTTCAACTGATATTAAAAGCTAAATTAATGCCAGAGATGGCAAAAAAACAACAAGAGGGTTTATTGAAACAGCAGCAAATGAGTCCTCAAATGGCAGCTATGGGCAAACGAGCAGGAATGCAAATGCCTATGCCAACAGTACAAGATGCTGCTAGACAAGGACTATTAAGATGAGCATGAGTTTAGTGAAAACTTTAGCAAGTGCTTCTAAGTTTAGAAGAACGCTAAGAAAAGCTGGATCTAAGATTGGCTTAAAAGGTGTCAAAAGCCGAAAAGGTCTGCGTGGTGGCATGTGGGCAAAGAAACAAGCTATTGGTGCAGCTTACAATGTTAAAGCAATGAGAGCTGGCATGGCAATGGGTGCTAAAGGTGGAAAAAAAGCACCTTTTGGTAAGGCATATGGTTATGGACACGCATTAAAAGGTCAAGCTATAGGACACTTTGCTAAAAGATATCCAAAAACACAATTTGCTATCCAATCTGGTAAAGTAGCTAGTATTGGTGCATTAGGTGCATGGATATTAAACGATGACGACAAGAAAGCATAATGAAAGTACCAGCACATAGAAAATATAGAAGCGAAATAACAAAAAAATCTAAAAAAAGTAAATTTAAAAAAATGTTAGGTTTTGCTAAACATAATAAAGCAGGTATAGCAGCGTTAGGAGCTGCACTTGGTTTAGGAGCTTTAATGGTTACTAAAAAAGAACCAGAAATATCATTAACAAAAGGATATTATAATCCTGAAACTAAAAGATATGTTCCTAGTGTTTATCAAACTATAAAAAAGAAAGGATAATATGCCAAAAGTAGGAAAGAAAAAGTTCGCTTATACTAAAAAAGGTAAAGCTGCAGCTAAAAAATACGCTAAGAAAAAAGGAAAAAAAGTATATGGCTAAAGATATGGTGGTTTGGAAGCCACAAATCAATAAAACAGGAGCTACAACGTTGCACCAAAGAAAATCTGGAATATATGCTTCTGGTAAACCTAGAAAATACACTAAAAGAAAAACAGCTAAAGGCAATATTTACGCTAAAGCAGGTATTAAAGGTTCTAAAATGAGTGGTGAACAAAGATTTTTAGGAAAAACATTACCTAAAATGGCTTGGGGTGCAGCTAAATGGGCATGGAGACATCCTATTGCATCTACTGCATTAATGTTTGCAGGTAAACCTATTGCATCTGCTTATAGACGAGCTGATAAAGGTTATTCATTTCCTGAATTTAGAAATTATAATAAAAAAGGTAGAAAAATTATCTAATGCAAGAAGAAGATAAAACATACGAGAACGAAGTTAAAAAAGAAGAACCAAATCATGGTGGTAAAAGACCAGGAGCTGGTAGACCTTTTGGAGCTAAAACTAAAAAGCTGTGGAAATCTATGGAAGAAATGGCAGTTAAATACCAACATTCTCCTTTAGATTATTTATTATCTGTGTTAAACAATCCTGCAAGCTCACCTGAACGAAAAATGTATGCAGCTGAAAAGGCAGCACCTTTTGTTCATCCAAGGTTAGCTAGTACAACTTCAAGAGTAGGGATAGATGAACCAGTCCAAATCAAAGTCCAATGGCAAAAAGAAGAAAGTTAAGATAATTGAGGTTCCTTATAAACCTCGAGAGTATCAAAGAGAAGTACACAACACTAGAAAAAGATTTAGTGTTCTAGTTTGCCACAGAAGATTTGGAAAAAGTGTACTTTCAATAAACGAATTAATTAGAACAGCAGCAGACAAACCTAGGAGCTTATGTGCATTCATAGCTCCAACTTATAGACAAGGTAAAGCTATTGCTTGGGAATATTTAAAATTTTATACAAAACCACTAATGCAGTTTGGTGGTAGTAGGAATGAAACTGAATTAAGAATAGATCTTTTTAATGGATCACGTATTCAAATATTTGGTGCAGACAATCCAGATTCAATTCGAGGAATGGGATTTGATGCAGTCGTCTTAGACGAATATGCTATCATGGCTCCTCGAGTTTGGACTGAAATTGTAAGACCTGCAGTGGCTGATAAATTAGGATGGGTATTATTTATCGGAACACCAATGGGGCATAATCAATTCTGGGAAGTGTTTGACTATGCTCAAAGAGGTCATAAAGATTGGTATGGGAAACTATATCGAGCATCTGACACCAACGTCATTCCAGAGGAGGAACTGGAGCAGGCACGTGCAATCATGACGCCTGAGCAGTTTGAACAAGAGTTTGAATGTTCGTTTACTGCAGCAGTGTCAGGAAGTTATTATGGACGTCTGATAACTAAAGCCGATAAGGATGGAAGAATTGGCTACGTGCCTGTAGACGAAAATGTAGGTGTGGAAACCTGGTGGGATTTGGGGATCGGAGATAGTACAGCTATTTGGTTTGCACAAAGAGTTGGACAAGAGGTACACCTAATAGACTATTATGAAAACTCAGGAGAATCATTAGCACATTATGTTGATATACTTTCTGACAAAGGGTATGCCTATTCTGATCACATTGCTCCCCATGATATAATGGCAAGAGAATTAGGAACAGGTAAATCTAGACATGAAGTTGCACAGGAATTAGGTTTAGAATTTCAAGTAGCTCCAAAATTAGAAGTAGATCATGGTATCGAATCTGTAAGAAATGTTTTACCAAACTGTTGGTTTGATAGAACAAAATGTAAACAAGGATTAGATGCTTTAAGACAATATAGAAAACAATGGGATGAGAAGAACCAAGTTTTTAAAAATAAACCTCTCCATGATTGGTGTTCACACGCAAGTGATGCGTTTAGGTATGGATGTGTATCCGAACCTATAGATACATCAGAATGGGATAAACCAATTAGGGTAGATACGAAATACGTAGTATGAAAAAACAACCAAAATCAGAACAAGAAATATTATCAATTCTAGCAAAAGAAATACATCATTCATCAGGTTATATTGGTGGAGAAATTGTAGCTAGAAGAAAAAAATCATTAGAATATTATTTAGGAAATCCTCTTGGTAATGAACAAGAAGGAAGATCTCAAGTAGTATCTAATGATGTAATGGATACTGTTGAAAGTTTAATGCCATCTCTTATGAAGATATTTACTTCAGGAGATAATGTATTTTCATGTGAAGGTGTAGGACCTGAAGATGAAGAAATGGCAAGACAAGCATCAGATTATTTAAATCATGTTTTCTTAAAAGATAATAATGGATTTACAGCATTATATACTGCATTTAAAGATGCACTAATTCAAAAGAATGGAATTTTAAAAGTTTATTGGGATGATTCTCAAAAAGTTGAAAGAGAAGAATATACAAGATTAACTGATGATGAGTTTAATGATTTAGTTTCTGATGTTCAGGTTAAAGTTTCTAATCATACTGATTACAAAGAACCTATTACAGATGATTTAGGAAAAGAAATAGATAAAATTACTTTACATGATGTTGTTATTCATAGAACAAAATTATATGGACAAGTAAAAATAGAACCAGTTCCACCTGAAGAATTTTTAATTGAAAGAAGATGTAAGTCTATTGATACAGCAAACTTTGTTGCACATAGAGTTAATAAAACTAAAACAGAATTAGTTGAAATGGGATATGATCCTGATTTAGTTTATTCATTACCAACTGGAGATGGTGAAACTTATTCGGAAGATAAATATGTTAGACATCAGAATATTGACTTTGGTAAAGGTGAATCTTCTGGAGATAAATCTACTGACATGGTTTTAATTCATGAGTGTTATATTAGAATGGATGCAGATGGTGATGGTAGAGCAGAATTATTAAAAGTATGTGTAGCAGGTGATGGCAAGAAATTATTAGATGTAATGGAAGTAGATACAATTCCATTTATTTCTATGACACCTGTTATCATGCCTCACAGATTTCATGGTAGATCTATTGCAGAATTAGTTGAAGATATTCAATTAATTAAATCTACTGTTATGAGACAAATGTTAGACAATATGTATCTAACAAATAACAATAGAGTTGCAATACAAGATGGGCAAGTAGCTATGGATGATTTATTAACTAATCGTCCTGGAGGAATTGTTAGAACTAAACAACCACCTCAAAATGTTATGATGCCTATACAGGCACAACCAATTACAGAACAAGCTAGTGGTATGTTAGGTTATTTAGATTCAGTAAAAGAATCTAGAACTGGTGTAAGTAAAACATCACAAGGTTTAAGTGCTGATGCACTAAATAATAAAACAGCTACAGGTATGAACCAAGTATTAACTCAATCTCAAATGAGAATGGAGTTGATTGCAAGAATTTTTGCTGAAACAGGTGTTAAAGATTTAGCACTTAAAATGTTTGAGTTGGTATGCAAATATCAACAAAAAGAAAAAATCGTAAGAATCAGAGGTAAGTATATACCAATGAGACCTTATGAATGGAAAGATAGAGTTAATGTTACTATCCATGTTGGACTAGGAACAGGATCAAAAGAACAGCAATTGATCTTACTTAATGCTATTTTAGAAAGACAAATGCAGGCTATAAACCTTCAACAGAATGTTTATGGTCCTATGGTTAATTTAAGAAACATTTACAATTCTTTAAAGAAACTTGTTGAAAACGCAGGTCTAAATAGTATAGAACCTTTCTTTATGGATCCAGATGTTGGAGCAGCTCAAATGCCTCAACTTCCACCTAAACCACCTACTGAATTTGAGAAGGTGACTTTAGCTCAGGTTCAAGGTGAAAACCAAAGAGCACAGCTAAAATCTCAGGTAGAAGAAAAACGTATTGAAGCTGGAATGAGACAAGAGCTATTAGAGTTTGAATTAAAGATCAAAGAACTAGAACTCCAATATGGAACTAAAATTGATGAACTTGAATTGAAACGAAGATCTATGTTAGAACAAACTGACATGCAAAAATCAGGTGATTTAATGAAAGAAATAATTAAAGGACAACAACAATTCTTCAATGGAAAAGGACAAACAAATACGCCAGGGGAAACGAGCAGAAGTGCTCCTAAACGATCCCCTGCTAAAGACAGCATTTGAAGATCTTCTTGAAATATATAAACAAGAAATCTTTAATACAAAATTCGCTGAGTCAGAAAAACGTACTTACCTTTGGGTAGCCTACAATCTTGTAGACAAAATCAAAGGTCATTTACAAAGTATTATGACCAGTGGAAAACTAACTCAACAAGAGTTAGATCAATTAAATAAACGAAGTTAATCTAACGAAACTTCAAATACGTCAACCAAGAAAGGAACGTTATGGCAGAA